TTCCAGCTTCTTTTCGTTACGAAAATCTCCTACTCTTTGATCTTTCTTACCAGGACATTCTACAAATACATCTTCTTTTTTCTTTTCTTTAGGTATCTTCGCTTGAGGTGGTTTGCCTTCTGGTAATTTATCTGGTTCGTCATTTATAACGGCAGCCTCTTCAACAATAATCAGTTGATCTGCCTGATAATTCATTGGAATGAAAGACGGATATGGACAGTTACTTACAACTCCATTGGGATCGTCTATTAATAAGTTCCTATTGCCTGTATTTTTAACATCTCTGTGAAAGTATTTACAACCTATAGTTTCTACATTTAAAGGTTCATATCCAGGTAAAGACACTTGAGGAGTATAAACTTGTGGTATTTGTATCTCTGGAATATGTATTTCAGGTATCTTGATCTCTGTCATGGTTTGGATAGTAAACCTCTACATAAGACTGACAGGTAGGACAAGAAAGATTAGTTATCATTGAATATTCTTCTGCAAGTATAGGTTTAAGTTCATCTACGCTATGATCTCCACCCCAGATTAGTTCTGTCTGACAGTGCCAACAGTTCATAATTTCATTTTAGGAAGAGCCATTGATGGTCCTGTTGTTTTTGGTAATGCATTATCCATCACGTTGGGTAACATTCCTTTTACATTACCCATGACCTGATTCATCATCTTTGCCTTGAACTGCTCAGATGTTACATACTTATAACTCATGTACCCTCCTCCTATAACTGAAGTTACCATTATGAATGAGAGAATACTCAAAACATTAGCTATTTTTTGAAACATGATTAGAGAAGCATTAATTAAGGCTTTAGCACCTATTTCTTTGATGGTGCTTTTTCTGATTGTTGGTCTAGCTCCACTATACCTGTTGGCTGGTTTAATGACTCGTTCTTTTTCAACAACAACTCCCCAAACTGAATACCGCCCTGTAAAACATTAATATTTACAAGAGCTTCCTCAAGTACTTTCTTTGCATGATCTCTTGTTTTTGTTTGTTTTGCTAATTCTTCTCTCCACTCTATAATTTGCTTTTCTGTAATATTTTTCATAATTAGCTTAAATAAGGTGACACACCTAAAATAGCTGTATTCCATTGAGCTTTCAATGCTGCTGTATCTGAAGCTGCATCTATAGCACTATCAACAGGAGCATCTCTTAATGCAACCTTTTTAGCAACAATATCTGTTGTGCTTGCACCAGTTTCTAAAGCTCTTTGAAACTCAATGTCTAGTTGAGAAAGTTTAAATTTTCTTGCAAATCTTATTTCTGTTCTATGAATTTCTCTTGCTTTAGTCATATCTATTCCAAAGTTAGTTCCGTCATAAGTCCAAGCGTCCCTAAAATGCCAATCTGAAGGCAAATCTGCTGTATTTACTGTGTAAACAGTCTTATCACTTGGAACATCTTTTGCCTTTATCTCTTCAAGTGTTAAAGGACATTTATCTGCGGGCGTAGTAGAAACTAAAAAACCATTGTCGTCTGTGTAAAGCCAAGTTATATCAGAATTATTTGCCATTATTGATCCCCAAAACAAGCTACTAAAAGCTGGTCAACGGCTGAGGAATTTCCCTCTTCATATCTTGCAGCATTTACAAATACGGAACCTGTAACAAAACGCTTTCTTGTTGGGTTTGCGTTTCTGGGTGTTCTGCTTGAGTTACTATGGTCATCTTCAGTGCAACTGCACACAACACAATAATTTGTATTGGCAAATGAAGTAGTTAAATCTAATCTGGCAGTATTTCCTCCAACATTAGTGATTGAAGATACGTTAAAACTGTCACGAATTTCCATTGTTCCTGTAGTTTTAATATTAGCCCACATTTGTAGAGCATTTTCTCCCTTGAACGCCATCAATTAACCTCCTGTAAAACGAATTTAAACATCTTACCATTTCTATTGTTGATCAAAAAAAGATCCTCGATCCCTTCCTGTATTGTAAAGTCACCCCAAGTATTGTCAACTTTGTTAGAACCGCCTTTGTTACTTAGATGTAAGTCGTTTGTAAATACATTAGACCATCTTTTTGATGAAGTTCCTAATGATCTTGTATTGTTGCCATCAGGTCTTACTTCATGTGTTATCAAATCACCAGTAAGCTCACCACCAGAAGTAGGTAATCCAACAGTTGCCCCTGCTGCAATGCCGTCAAGTTTATTTTTTAAAGTTGTAGTGAAATTATTATCAGTTTGAGAGGCAACAGAAAAATCTAAAGTACCGTCACTGTCTTGATATGTAACAGTAATACCCGACTCAGTATTACCAGTAACCATATTGCCCACAATGTCTTGGACTTGCTCGTTGGTTAAAGTTGCAGTTATATAGCCAGCCCCATTTGTAAGTTGATTATTGTTAGTGACATTAGTAGCAGAAGCAGCGATTCCATCTAATTTATTTTTTAAAGTATCTGTAAAATTATTATCTGTTTGGCTGGCTACAACAAAATCAAGAGTTCCGTCTGAATCTTGATAAGTTACTGTTATACCTGTTTCAGTGTTGCCAGTTACCATACCTCCCACAAAATCCTCAACTTGTTCCTCTGTCAAAGTTGCCGTTATATACCCTGCTCCATTAGTTATAGCGTTGTTGTTAAGAGATATGTTTGCTGACCCATCAAAGCTAACTCCTGCGATAGTTCTTGCAGTTTCAAGGGCCGTGGCTGTTGCTGCATTACCAGAGGTATCTTGGTTTCCAGAAGTGTTTACACCAGGAAGATTTATATTTCCCGTTCCATCAAAGGATACTCCACCAATATTTCTAGCAGTTTCAAGGGCTGTCGCTGTGGCTGCGTTTCCTGTAGTGTCCTGATTAAGCGTTCCAACAACGAAATCAAGGGTTCCATCGCCATCTTGATATGTGACAGTAATACCTGTTTCTGTGTTGCCAGTGACCATACCACCGACAATATCTTGAACTTGCTCATTAGTTAACGTTGCGGTTATGAACCCTGCTCCATTTGTTAATTGGTTCGTGTTGGTTACATTTGTAGCACCATCAGCTACATTAAGCATTGTCCGTAAATTTGCTGGTGTTATTTCTTCAATAACCCCTGCACCACTTGAATCTCTACCTAATATTCTGTTTGTTGCTGATACATTTTGAATTTTTGCATAGGTAACAGCGTCATCAGCAATTTTTGCTGTTGTTACGTTAGCATCATTAATTTTATTTGTTCTAACTGCATTGTTGGATATTTGGGTAGTATCAACAGCACCATCAGCCATTTTTGCACCTGTTACAACCCCATCATCAATAGTAAAAGTTGCACCGCTATTACTGACAGTTATATCACCTTTATCTCCGTCATCTATTCCTCCTCCACCTGTAATCTCAGTAACAGTTCCGTTGTCTTTCTTTGTAAATAACTTACCATTATCGGTTCTTATTGCTACTTCACCAACAGAAAGATCACTTGCACCTGGATCGCTACCAGAACCACGTTTTAATTTAATTTCGTTAGCCATTAGCTATCATCTCCTATATTTAATATGAACCACCATCTATGTTGAAGCTGGAGGCACTTTCATCTTCTAAGAATGTAACCAAATCAGATAATGCAACTTGTTTCATAGTTCCAGCGTCATTACAAATAAACCTATCTGCTGCTGCTAAAGTCGTTGAAGTTGCTGACGTTCCACCATCAATCAAGTTGATTTCAGCAGTTGTGGCTGTAACTCCATCTAGGATATTTAGTTCTGACGCAGTAGATGTTACTCCATCTAAAATGTTTAATTCAGCAGTAGTTGATGTTACTCCGTCTAGGATATTTAATTCTGAAGCAGTAGCCGTAACTCCATCTAAGATATTCAGTTCAGAAGCAGTAGCAGTCACACCATCAAGAATGTTTAACTCAGCAGTTGTAACAGTAGCTCCATCTAATATTGCAATTTCTGTTGAAGTCAAAGCAGCTAAAGCAGCAGATCCACCTGATTGACAAGAAGATAAATTTGTTAAGTCTGTTGCAGATGCCTGTGCCCCTAATGATGCTCTTGCTGTAGCTCCAGATTCAAGAACAAAGTTAGATCCATCTCCAACAATAAAGTTGCTATCTGTTGGAGTTAAACCTGCAATATCAGATAACTGCTGGTCAAAAGCCTGAATATTTGTACCGATGGCTAATCCGAGGGCTGTTCTTGCTGCGCTGGCACTTGTAGCTCCTGTCCCTCCATCAGAAATTGCTAAAGTGCCTGTTATAGAACTAGCAGCAAGATCAACAGCAATTTCAGCAGATTCAATAACAAGTCCACCATTTGATTTAAGGTCAGCAGATAAAGTATTACCAGATTTCTCTAAACCATTTCCTGCTGTGATTTGACCAGCACCAGAAAACTGCGAGAAAACCAAATTATTTGTCCCTACAACGGCAGATCCTTTGTTAGAAGTACAAACAAAACCATTCTCAGCATTTACTGTTCCCTGTTCTATAAAAACAAATGCACCAGCAGCGTCAGCACCAGTAGCTAAATCATCTACTCTGGTTGGTGCACCAGAAGCATTGACTTTGTAAATACCATTCTCTGTCTGAGTACTTTGGTCTTTGATAAGTATTCTGTCATTAGTTGATAAAGAAACACCATCAATCGTTGATCCATTAGCAAACGCAGAGGACAATGTTCCATTCGCAGTAGTTGTGGCAACCACAGAATCTTTAACATCTAATCCTTGAGAAACACCATCTACATAAGATTTTGAAGCAGCATCAGTAGAAGCAGTAGGTGTAGCTAAATTTGTTATTTTTTGACTATTTAGAGAAACAGCAGCAGAGGGAGCCGTCATCTGATCTAGTCTCGAAGTTCTTACTTGTGTATCGAAATCACTAACTTTTGCTGCTGTTAACGTTGGTATATCTGCTGCTACGAGTGATCTAAATGTAGGTGCAGCAGCACTTCCCGTTGTAGGACCAGCTAATACAATATTTGCGTTTCTAGTTGTTGCTTTATCAAAAAATGCTCCTTTACCACCAATCGGAATAATGCTCGTAGCGGAACCTCCTGCTCCCCCTGTGCCCGTACCATAGATTAGAACTTCATCGCCTTCTCTAAACGCAACTTCAGCATTTTCTAATGACCCTGGGTTTGATGATCCAGTAGATCTTTTAATTCTAATTGTATTAGCCATCAGAAGTTACCTCCGTCCACGAGTGTTAGTTTAGTAGTAGTTGAATCTGCTTTAAATGTACCACTAGATGAATCGAAAAACACTATCGCACCATCGACTTTATTAGAATCATCTAAGGTAGTTCCACTTGAAGCAAAAGCTGGCCCTTGTGGACCTTGTGTTGTTATTTCAACTGTAGTTACATCAGAAACCTGTGAAACTACAACTTGATTAGGATTGCTCATGCTGTGTAACCCTCACTTATAAATAGTTTACCTTCTAAATAATAATTTTTGCTACCACTTGGTTCTGTTAATAATACGTCATAAAATAAAATACTTGGAGAAAAAGTTGCAGTGTCAGTATCGGAAAGAGAAATGTCAATGATTCCTCCTAATCTATTAGTATAAGCAACTGTCCAATCTGCAAATTTGGTAGATCTTGACTCGTCATAAACCTGTGCAGCCACAGTATATCCAGTTAAGTCTATAGCTGACCCACTTGAATCTTTAAATGTCAACCTAATAGGGAAGTCTGCTCTTCTATCAACAGTAAAATTCTTTTTTCCTGGAATGATTGCCATAGTTTTATTCTATCTCCGTAAGATTGAATTTGTATTTTTTACCATTTCTTCTATTAATTAAGTAAAGATGTTCTTCTCCTTCTTGAATTTTATATGAACCCCATGTTCCGTCAATATCATTCTGACCACCTTCATTACTTAAATCTAAGTCATTAGTAAAAATATTTGCCCATCTAAGTGATGTTGAACCTAAACTATGAACATTATTTGATGCTGGTGTGAGAGTATGCAAGCCAGTTAAATCAACTCCTTGAATTGTACTTATTATATTTCCAGTTGTAGCTATTGTTCCTGTAGAGTCAGGTAAAGTTAAAGTGCGATTTGAAGTAACAGATGCGGGTGCTTTTATTGAAACATAATTTGTCCCGTTTGAAGTTGCTTCACTAAACCTTGCTTCGTTTTCATTATTTAAAGTAATTCCATTACCATCAAAAGTCATTTGTTCTGTACCGCTAGAACTAAATCCCATGATGTTTGCAGATTTCCTAAATAATCCTAAATCTGTATCTGTATCAAATGAAAGAGCAGGAGAAGATGCACTACTTGAATCATCAATTAAAAGCTGACCTGTCATTGTGCCACCAGACTTTGCTAATAAACCTAAATTAGCTTGATCTATATTTCCTATCTCAGTAAAAGCACCATTACTTGAGTTCCTTATTTTTAAAATATTTGTAGTGGTATTTAAAAAGGGCATACCAGCCACACATTGACTTGAAGCTAAGTCGCTAGATTTTGAATTACTTGATTGGATCGCAGCAAAAACATTATTGAGGTCGGTTCTCACATTCGCTCCAGAAGCATTTTCGATTGTGTAATTTGTAACGTCAGCCACAGTTAAATACTATTTTCCTCCATGTTACCCTCCTTTGCCGAAACCAACAGCACTGTAGGTAAAGTTCCTATCAATACTAGCATTACTTGAGTTTTTAAAGTGAACTGTAAAACCAGTTCCAGATATACTGCTAAGTTCAAAGTAATCGCCTGATGCCATATTCTGTGGAGAAATATTAACAGATGGCAAGAAACTGTTAAGATTGCCTAGCCCAGACGTTCCAACAAAAAATGGTGCTGTAAATGTAACTGCCTTTGCTCCTGCTCCTGACGCTATGACAGCCGATTGTTCCGTTCTTGAAGGCATTGTTGCTGTATAGCCCGCTTGTTGTAAATTCATATTTTGAGCTACATCTGCTGTATTAATATTAATTCTAAATTGAAATCCTCTCCCCTTAAACGTACCATTTGCAAAGTCATTAAAAGACCCATAAGTAGGTGAACTACTAGGATTATCAGTTGTGGTGCGAACAGATATTTTTGCGTTTACATCATTAGCAACTGTGCCATCAAAATCTGTCCAAGTGTCTATATTATCTGTTCTATTATCAAATTGATCTCCTACATAAAAACCAACTCCTTGAAAGTGACGTTTTAAGACAAGTGAGAATGTAGCTCCCAAATCAAGAGTATCTACAAAGTCATAAGTTCCACTAGCATTTGCACTTGGATCTATTAATTTTAATCCTCCTAAAGTTGAATCATAAACAACATTTGACTTTGTTCCATTGAAAGGTGTTCCGTCTGTATCTTCTCTGTCAGTTTTGACAGTAATAGAATCTAAAATATCAACAAGAGAAAGAGCTACACTTGCTGGATTTGCACTAAATCTACCGCCATCATCTTGAAATTTAAGTAAGTAAGTTCCTGCCAGGGCAGGAGCTATAACATCTGTCGCATTACCAGCTACAGCTTCAATAACATCTTGTGCAGATTGGAATGAAGCAGATCCTCCAGTTTGATTTGTGTGCCTCACATAAACACGACCACCATGTAAAACGTCAGTAGCAACAGCTTGTGTAAATCGTAGCCTTACAAACTGTTCATTAATTGGTTCTATCGTTAACCCAGAAACATCTTCTGGTATTGCAGTTTTACCTAAAGCAATAATTGATGTTTCAGTAAAATTAGAAGATAATTGTCCTACGGAATTATAAGAAAATACTTGAACTGTATAATTTCCTTTTGCGGTATCTAAAATTTCAAAATCACTACTAAAAACAACTTGTGAAATATAATTACCATTTTCTAATTTGTAATTTACAAGGTATTGAGTAACACCCAAAACAGGCTGCCAATCTATAATTAATTTACTTCTGGCTATATTATTTATAACTACTGTTTGTTCTGTAATTGTTAAATTGCTTGGTGGTAATGCAGGGGCATTTAAAATAGATATAGTTCGTGTGGGTAATGATGTTCCATTTTCAATAAAAGCATATTTACCTTCAACGTAAGATAAGGCTGTAATTACATAATTAATATCATCTTGTTCCTCTACTTGAATAACTCTAAATAATTGAGTTTGAAGAGATGTACTAGAAAGTAAATATGGTGCATTTGTGTTTGGTGCGGAACTAAATGCAGAAGCAGTTGTTCCATCAGGTTTTGTAACACTATTAACAGTGACAACTGCACCAACAACATTAGATATTGAGCCTACCTCTACAGTTCCGTCAGATAAAATAACACTTATTGTAGAAGCAGGAAAATTTGTTTGTTCTACGGCATCAATAGTAATAGTTGTAGTCGTTGCAGCTACTACACGACCACCTCTTCTAGCTCCTGCTCTTACTGGATCATTTATTTCAATAACAGAACCAGGTCTAACAACAATTCCAGAATCTATTGAAGCTGAAAAAGTAACAGTTTCACTTTCATTTTGTTCAGCAAAAAGAATTGCACGAGCTAATCTCGCAGCTTGATTACGAGAAGTACAGGCAAATGCTTTTACTTGTTTGATAATCGTTCCAAGTTTTGATATTGCTGTTGCATCTTCTACTACTTCAAAATCCACTTCTTTTGAATCCATGTTGAAGTAACTAACAGAAACAACGCTATGCCTAGTTTTTAAACTACTCCCTGAGTATGCAAATCCACCCTCTCCCACATTGGCTAAATTAAATAAATAACTGGCTGATGTTTCTTTGTCCTGGGATATGGTAATTGAACCAGCAGACCAAATTGGCATACATCTCATAACACCAGCTAGATCATTTATTGCTGCAAATGCTTCTTTAGGACTTTGAATATTTACATTACAACTAAACCTAGCTTCTGTTGCACCTGATCCTGTGCCGTCATCTACTAATTCATTTGCATATTTACTGGCAGCCACAAAACTAAATAAATCTAAATTACTGTCAGTAACATGATCTCCCAAGCCATATCTAGTGTTCGTAAGCAAATCAAGTAAACACATCGCAGGGCAATTTGTGTAAACGGCAGCACCCATTACACCGTTAAATATATAACCACTTGGATAAACTATCCTGCCTGTACCATTATCCACAGTTGGAGTACCAGAACTAGACGCTCCTGCTCCTGGTATTCTTACTTTCACTCCTCTAATACGATACTTTCTTGTAGGAATACGATTAAACTGTTTACTATCTAAGCGAAGAGCAACATAAGCACTATTAGCATAAGTTGAACTATTATCTATAACTTCTTGAAGGCTGGTAAATTGAAAAGCATTTACTCTTGCTGCATCTGTACTATCTGCTGTAACTCTAACCACTCGTACATCAACGGGAAAATCGCCTGTGATATTTATTCTGTGATCTCTAGCATAAGCATCTGCTGTTCTACCACTAACAGAAGTGCTTATAATGTCTGTAAATCCACCAGAATTATATTGAACTTGTATTTTATATTCGACAGTATCTCCTCGAATATCGCCATCATCTTCGGCTACTTGTATTTGAGGCCAAGTTAAAGTAACAATTATTGCATCTACGTCTGTATTTGTAACTTGTCTAGTTACGGGAGCAGAGGTCGTTACCTCAACTCCAACACCAGTAGGTGATCTACTTTCAGCAGGAATACCACTCATTGCTGTTTGGTTTGACGTTCCAAATTTAGACTTAAAAACTACATCTTTAAAATTAAAATCAATATCAGCAGGATCAGCACTTGTAGCGTCAGCAGCAAGTATTGGAGTGTCATCAAGAAATACATCTTTTAAACTTGCATTATCGTATGCAGTTGTTCCTTTTGTAAGTCCTTCTTTTGATGCAGTAGCAAACCCTTCTATTTCTCCTTCAGATATTAAATCTTGAACTGTAGCAAAACTTCTACTATGTAAAGTATCAGGAGCACGATAAGGAGGTGGGGGTGGTTTTGGTGGTCCTCCAGATCCTCTAATAAGTTTAGTTTCGTCTGTCATGCCTCTACCTGATTAGTGTCAATCGCTGCACTTATTACAACACTTCCTGTAAATATTTCACCATACACTATTGGTACAGGTGTGCCAGCCCTTGATGTATTTTGCACTCCACTAAAGTTAAAAGATAACTGTGGATCTTCTTCAGAATTAAATTTTTGTGGTTCTGGCAATGGAAATAACATTTCGCTAACACCCGTCAGTAAAAGACCAATACCAATGTTTCCTAACATCGCAGCAAAACTAAATTTTCCTGCCATAGCTCCTGCACCCGCAAAACCAAAACCTCCCCCTGCCATAAATCCTGCTCCTGGTGCTGCTATTGCAACACCTATAAGAACTGCTCCTAATAAAACTTTTCCTAAACCTCTTCCAGCACCACTAATCATAGGGATAAAATGTATATCCTCTCTACCTATTGGATAACCTATTTCGTTTTTATCAATGTCATAATTACCAACTTTTATTTGATAATATTTTGGACTCATATAAGATTCTATACCTGGAAAGTTATGTATTAAAAAACTTACAGCTTTACCTACTGTATCTACCTTTACCTCGAACTCTTTATGTCCGACAAATTTAGCTAACTCACCGTATAGTTTTACTTTACGAAGCATAACGATACCTCTTTCCTGTACATTTTAACAGCCATTCAGAGTAGGGCTCTCTACAAGATAGTCTATCGGTTAAATGATGAATAACATCACCCTCAAAAAATAATGCTACATGATTTAAGGTTGGGTGCAAAATGCTCATAAGTAATACATCTCCATCTTGTAATTTTTCCTCTGGCCTAAGTTCTCTAAAATTGGTTCGCCAAGCACAAGCCTCAAACAAAGGTTTATTATTAAATTCTTCTAATGTTATAGGTCTTTCCCAATCTCTTAATTCAATATTCTTTTCTTCTTTATACCAATCTCTAACTAAACTCCAGCAATCAGTAATACCCCATACCCATTGACGGCCCAATAGAGGTGGTTTATATCCACATGGTTCTAAATATGCCCACTTCTCTGTTTTTGGGTTTACTATATACCACGGTAAGTTACTATCTTCACAGCTAATCTTATCTGCCTGACTAGGAGTTGGAGGTGTTATGGGGTGGCTATGAATAACACCAACTATTTCCCCTGTATTGTCTGCCTTTACATAATCTTCTGGGTCGATAATAAAACATTGATGCTCTGTCATGGAAAGATTACGACAAGGGTAATAACGTTCTTTACCTTTTACATTCAAAAGTAACCCACAAGATTCTTTAGGATCTTCCTTTTGGGCATGAAGTAGTGCTTTAGATTTCCAGTTCATTGAACAAATGTACCAATAGAGGGAAATATCGACCTAGTGCATTGACGTTTAGGAATCCTTACTCCAGCTAAATCTGTAGGAGCAGCAAGTTCAAATTCAACAATTTCTCTAGTCTCTGTTGATTTGCGATCAATCGAATATATTTCTTGAGGAAACTCTGCATTTGGATCGGCAGTTGTATTTGTTCCATCAGCAAAATTAACAGCATCTAAAAATTTAGCCAATGTTCTAATTCTTGTAACTGTAGCTCCTGTTAAATCATTACCTGTTGTTTCTTCATTAACAGATAAAAGTATCGCTGAAATTAATCCTGTAGCATTACTAATTGATATTTTGGGTCTAGGTAACTGTCCTTTTTGAAATGCAAAACCTGTTGCTTGTACTGGAAATCTTAAATACTCATTACCAGCCCAAACTATTTTTCCGTTTGCATTGAGATTACTTCCAGCATGAAATCTATAGATAGTATTTTCACCATGTAAATTGCTATCTAATTGCAATACAAATAATTCAATGATTGCTGATGGATTGATAGATTGTAAATTACTAAATACTGCTGAATTAACTGACATTATGATGCTGGTTCAAATACTTGCCTAAAAGTTGCTCGAATTGTAGCCCTATTTTTAAATGGTATTGATTTATTCCATTGTTCACAAACAAACTTGAAAGAAGAAGAGGTTTCTCCAGGTAAATAATCTGCGGGAAAGTCAAAACTATCACTATCGTTTGCTCTGTCATCTAAAAATGTTTCTATAGTATCTGCTTCTGTTTCTGAAACTTCATAAGTAAAATTAAATATTTTTGGGTTTTGATGTTGAGCAAGACCAAATAAGATTCTATGCTCATACCCATCAGCAAAACGAACTATTCTAGTAAATGGTTCAGACCTTTTCTGTTGTCCGTATGTAGGTTTTATTGAGGGAAACGTAGCCATTATGCAAGTATTCCTCCAGGTCGTTTCTGTTGTATTAGTTCAGATTGTACCGCAGCCGAGATAAGACGGCCAAGTTCTCTTCCCTGCTCTTCATCTCCTTCAACAGCAGAACCAGAAGCATCTACATTTACCACTACACTTGTAGAACCGCCAAGTGCATGGTTTGGAGTTACAAAACCAGAACTGGCTGGTGTAAATAATTCTGGTCCACGCTCTCCTACAAGTGAAGGCTTACCTCCTGGAATACGACCACCATTTGCTGCTACCATGATTGGAGATGGAGGTAATGGATTAGTTTTATTGTTTCCACCAAATATTCCACCAAGTCCACCTAGTATCGAACCAAATAATCCTCCTCCTCCTAATGTGCCTTGCATATTTCCAAATAGTGCCATGTTAAATGCAGCATCTATAAGTTTATTTAATACATTATTCAGCATATCGTTTAATGTAGATGTGCCACGAATCATGCCTTGTATTCCGTCTGCTATATCTGTAGCTATTGATTGAGACATTCTTTCAAACGCTGCTGCTGTCTGTTCCGCTAATTTTCTTTCCTTTTCTAAAGTTTGTATTCTTTGTAGCTTTCTTCTTATTGCATCTTCATCTTTTATCTCTCCTTCTTCTTTCATTTCAGCAATTTGTTTTTCTATTTCAAATTCCTCGGAGGTCATAGTTAAACTACGCTCCAGCATTTCTATTTCTTTGTCTAAATTTTTAACCCTAGCTTTTTGGATTGCTTCGATCATTGCATCGGCCTCGGCTTCGCTATCTTTTAAATTAATTTTTTTCTGTAACGCTACAATTTCATCTTCTAAAAGTTTTTTTGCGTCTTGTACATCTTTGATACTTGGCAAACCAAACAAACCTGATCCCTTGTCTTTACCTAAAATGTCTATTGCGAGATCACCTCTGGCCTTATCACTTAAAGCATCTTTACCAAAAATAGTAGTTAGGTTTTTTCTTTTTTGTACTAAATCATTTAATTTTCTACCTTCTTCTGTGTCTAAAGTACTGCCAGAAGCCTCGGCTTGACCTATTAAAGCAGACCTTTCAACAGTACTAGCAATAAGTTGTAAAATACCAGAATTTTGTATGAAGTTAGCCATTGAGTTTTTCATCAATGTCATAACTTTTGTAAAGTTGTTTCCTAGTTCTGTCACTTCCTGACCGAACTTAGTCATATTATCTACACCACCTTGTCCGATTAGATTTATCATTTTTTGTCTCGCTAACTCGAAAGCTGCCTCCTCATCTCCTAATTTTGTAAGTACTGCAATTTGTTTTTCGAATTCAGTTCCAGTTACTCCTAATGCTGCGGTAAGTGCCTCTACATTTTTAGTCGCTGGATCGAGTGCCTGACCTAATTTCGCTGCTTCTACACCAAGTTGTTGTAGTGGTGTTGCAATAGAGGTAGCTGCTAAACCTCCTGCAAAACCTCCCATCTGACCACCAAATAATGACCCTAATCCACCACCTAATGCACCAGCAGCACCGATTAGCGGTCCTTGTCCAAATAACAGAGGAAATGCACCAGAAATAATTGCACTACTAGCAGCACCAGCAAAACGATTTCCTCCTCCAGTACCAGTTCCTCCTGTTCTTCTGCCACCGCCTCCACCTCCACCACGAGGTTTATTTGTTAAATTTATTCTTCTTTTTTCAACTTCTAAAGCCTGTTTGTCTACTTTTACCTGATCTTGTTTTCTTTTTAATACTTTTTGCTCTAATGCAAGCCTTTGGCCTGTCATTTTTATTTTATGCTGTTCATTACGAAGTACAGTTCTACTTGCTCTTCCACCTTGAGCTAATTTATTTAACTTCGATATACGCTTTTCAAGATTATTTAGCTGCTTATTAACAGTCCTGGTATTCAGTTTTATATTAACTTCGTAATTAGATGCCACTAATCTCGATAAAACATTACATTTAGTTTAGCGTACCTTACGATATTGAGCTTTCTTTTTCATATCTTCATACGCTTTTTCTTCCCTCTCTCCTTTCAACGTAAAATATGCGTTCCAGGCATACAGTTCCTCTATGGTCATGTTCTTTTGTAAATGACCTAAAGTAATCCCTAAAGTTTCTGCAACAAAAAATTGTAAATATAAATAGTTGTCTTTATCAAGTTGTGCTTTTTACGGCATCAGGGGTTGCCTCCTCGCCCACCTCCTGCATTTTTGTCATAAGTTCCAAAAGTACAGCTAAAGGTATTTCTCTTCTTAAACTTGCCTTATCTGCTTCAGCAAACAGTTTTTTTCCATCTTGATCTTCAGCTTTATTGATTATTACCTGGAGTGCAAAATCTAAATTACCCTCTTCCTGTCCTTTGTTAGCTCTCATTAGAGTAGCATTTATGGAGTCTCTATCTGCAATAGTTAAAGGTGTCCAATACACTTTTAAAATTAGCTCTCCATTTTTATAAATGGGATAACTACTCTTTTCGTTTATGCTAAATGCTTTTCTTAGCTTGTCAATTGCTCTATCTGTAGGCATACAAAATAAATTAGTATATTCATCTACTATACTACTACTTTATTACCTAAAGCCAACCTTTTTGAACGCTAATGCTATATCTTTGTTGATAAGACCACCTTTCGTATAGATATTGTACCAGTTTGGTCCTCCTGTAGCGGTTAAACTAAAATCCTCCCCATGTTTTGCATAAGTAACAGGTTCTCCCTTTAAATTAGGTCTTGTTTGTCCTGGTGCGTTTATTGCAAAGCCAGCATACTTAGCTCGGTTTCCAATAAATAAATCTTGATTTAGCGTTACATTCGGTACTCTAGGATTTTTTATCTGCCTGGCTGTAGGGTCAGGAATCAAATAATGTTTAAAGTCTGGTTTTCTTTTCTTGGTTGCCTGTACAGGACTTTTTGATACTATCCAGTTTTCTCCAAATGTTCCTGTCCACCACGGACCTTTTTCAATTAAAGAACGAGTTACTGTTTTCGCAACCTCTTTCCTTCCCTTAGTTATTGCCTTTCCTAAGTCCTTAGTAAAATGTTTTTTAAAATCTTTAGGCATTAGCAGTGAAGTCGCAGCTTACAACAGATAGATAATGACTGTCCTCTTCAACATTTACAGAAGTTGGTCCTTCAATTTGTAGTACTCTTGGACTTACGGAAAATGTATCTGTGTAAGTAGAAGCGTTAACAGAAGTAAGACCTGTAATAACTGTCTCAGCTATAGCAGATGCCTCCGCACTTCCCTTATGTGGTGGAGTCATAATTCCACATCTTATAGATCCAGAATAATAAGTTTGTGCTGCTCCTTGTGTTTGGGTAGTGGATTGTCCAAAATCTAAACTTACCATCACATACTTTTTATTCTTCCCTGGAGTAGTTAGTGGCATATTGTCAAATATTACCAAAACAGTAGGATCTGCGTCCGTTACCGCATCTAGTATTGCGGTTTCAAATGCTGCTCGTGCGTTTACTAAACTCATTAGAAAATAACGTCAACTCTGAATAAATATTCCTGACCTCCTTTTAAGGTAAGAATATTTGTTATCTTACAACCTCTGCTAGATCCAGAAAAAGTAAGAGTAATATCATCTTGCAATAAAGGTTGATTGTCTCCTATCAAGTCAGGTGTTATGTATAGCCTTGCCACGTTTTCTTGAAAACCTGTTTCTTCTGTTGATCTAACAAACTCAATAGGAACTTTTATCGTATAGTTTGTATCTACTGTTATGTATTCTCCAGTTGCATTGTTATAACTTGATACTCCTTTTCTTGTGTAGACAATAGTTGTATCTAAAGAATCACCAAGTTGAGCAACAACCTGTTTCGCAATGTTTTTTAGTGCTGTATCTAGTTGTCCTGCCATTAGCCTCTAACCGCCCTTAGTTGGAAAGTTCCTGCTCCACCTAGAATATACGCTCCAAGATAACTTTGTAACCACGGATAAACGTCAAGAATATTATTTATTGATCCCGTTCCCTGGCTATCAGTATTGTATTTAACCTCAATATCTCCTAATTTTACCTCAGAAAAATTACCATCTTTACCTGTAGTACCAGTTATAGCTCCCGTATCATTTGCCAATGCCCTAGCTAGTTCATATTGTGCATACTTAATATTGTTTGGAATAGTTGAACAACTCAATTCGACTCTATCTACTTGATAGTTTGTTCTAGGAAATTTTAATGCTTGGTTTTCGTCACATCTATCACCTTGAAATACGAAACTATCAATCCATCTTGTTGCCGATATTAATGCTCTATTCTTTTGATCGTCTGTTTTATCTGTCCAGGTAGAAGAGTCTGGCACTGTCTCAAAATAACTATTAGCTTCTGTCAACGTGACATAACTATTAGCAGTTTCACTTTTTAAAGTTGCAATTATGGTAGCTGCCACGATTGTTAAAGTAATTTAGTTTTATTGTAGCGTAAAGAAAAAACCCCACCAATATTCGGTGAGGTTTATTGACTACAAATTAATCTTAATAAAAATTAAGACTTAAGTCCATTAGATAATGGTGTGTTTACAAAAATTTCAACCATAGGAATTTGGTCGATGTCATAAGTAACACCATAGTTAGAACCTGTGCGAAGTGCAGCATTAGTTGGGTTGTCAGCAGCGTTTGTCCACTTAGTTCCCATAACGTGATAAGCACTATGGTAGTCAACAGACATAACATCTTGCTTAGATAAGATGTTTCTTTCTGCTTCAATACCTAGCTCAGACTGTTGACCTTCAAGAATTGTTCCTGACTTCATTAAGTAGCAACGGAACTCTTGACGATTACCACTAGATGTTGGATCGTTGATGTTTACCTGAGAGTCGATTACAACTGTGCAACCAGCAAACTGACCGATTGATCTGTCAGTTACACCAACTCCACCACCACCCCAGGTAATGCCAGTACCAGTTGATAAGGCAGATGTTGAGAATGTTAGTAGACCTACCTGGTATAGATAGTAAGCAACCGCAGGGTGAACTATAAGAAGATCAAGTTCCTCTCCTCTTTCTCCTATAAGAGAACGAGCTTCTGCAACAGTAGCAGCAGTAAGATAGTTTGCTTCGGCACTAGCACTAGAACTACCAACTTGCTTCTCAAGGCGGTGACCATTAAGAGCAGTATGGAATAAACCAGTTAGAGTTTCAAATAAACGAACAGAGTTCAATTTATTGATAGCATCTGCAAGTTGATTTCTGATGTGACCCATTGGATCTTCGCCAGCAGCCAAAATAGCTACATCATCAACAGCATAAGCAAAACCTCTGTGACAGATAGTTGCAACTTGCGTATCTGTACCGATTTTTTGAGGTGTTAGATAACCAGCACCACTTGTTCCCCATGTACCTGTACCATCTAAAATTTCTTCAGTTGGTGCGATTGGGTTAAATTCTGGAACCTGTATTCTTGTTCCTCCTGCTGTTGCATCAAGCAAAGCATTACGAACTACAGCACCGGACTGTATAAATAGGCTACGCTCTTTGATAGCTTGAGAAACGTAAGCACTAAAGTTATTTCTTTTAACGATGTCCGCTAATAAGACACCGCCAGTATAATTCTGAAACGGAGCAGCCATTGGCTTATTTAGAAGTTAGTTTTACATTTCCAAGTCACGGACTTGGTAACACTTTTCAAGCCACGGACTTGAAAGTAAATTCTTAAATCACGGATTTCAGAAAGTACTTTTTGTTTTAAGTGTTTTGAGCCTCTTGCTTCAGCACGGCTGCCATCTGAGGATCTTGTTCTGATATTAGCATTTGTTGAGTTATATTGCCCGTTTTCCAGGGATTTGGCTGTCCACTTCCTGCATTTGCAACAGGACTTGGTTTTGCACCCATTCCAGCAGCACTACTAGGTTTGAAATGATGTTCCCAACCACTACCAGGATTTTTAAGACTGCCGAGATAGGTATTGAAATCTTGCTCAACTCCACCATTAAGAACAACTACTTTACCTTCAGCGTTTTTTTGTAACTTTCCCTGTAACAATGACAAGGTTTGCTCGGCATTTATAGCTCCAAGATTACTTATGGCTGCTAATGCTTCTTGTTTAGTATTCGCAGCTTCATTAGAATTTTGTAAATCTTGTATCTGCTGTTTAAGATTATTTACCTCGTTTTGCATTTCTTGATTTGTTTTATTTGCCTCTTCCCATAAAGGCTTATACATTCCCTGATCTTCTAATGCCTTATTTCTATCGTCATAGTATTGACCTATTTTGCTCTTGGCATTTTTAAATTTTTGCTCCGCTTCTTCAGCAGCCTTACGTTGTTGGTCTGCCAATGCCTCTGCTTTTGCAGCACGTTCATTTGCTTCCTGTAATTGTTTAGCTAAATCATTTACAGGTGGGGCTGGTGGTGTACTAACTTCTGATGTAGAAGTTTCTGGTGTTTGCTCAATCACTTTTTCTTCAATCATAATTAACTAGCGGAGGTAAATTTTTGTAGTTCGGCTATTAAATCTGCCTTGTTATGTCTCTTATCTAACTCAAGACCTATAGTTCGACCATAAGTTTCAAGTTGAGCTTTAGTCATATCCTCAAACTTAGAAATTGTTTCTTGTTGTAATTCTAATTTTTCTTTCTTTTTAGGCTCTGGAGCAGGACATACTGTTCCAGGAGTATTGCCCATTCTTTCAGATAAGCCAGGTTCTACAAGTTCCCACTTCCAAGATCCATCGGGCTGAAGTACCTTATCTAAGGATTTAGCCATAAAAATATGTATATTTATCTACTATTGTAGCAGACTATTCAGATTTGACTTCATTTGCATTTGGTAAAACTTCACCTTGTACCAAAATATCTCTAAACTCCTCTCTGTCTATTACCTGTTGTTCAAATAATGAATTTAACGCTGTAATGTCCTGACCTATTAATCTCTCAATATCAAAATCTCTACTAATTTTTACTTCTGGTGGCTCGATTCCTACATATTCAGCAGAAAAATTAAAACATTTTTGTAGTTTTTGCTCAAGTTCCATAGAAACCATTGCAAGCATAGAATTTGTATCTACCCTATCCAATCTTCTAGCGTCAGCAGATTCCGCTACAAACTTCTGTTGTGATAATGTACTAATACCAAGAGTAGCCATTTGCATCTGTAATTCTTTAATCTCTGCTGACTGAGCATCAAAAGCACTACTGGCTGGTTCTACATAGTAAATTTTATTTCCTGGTTGTGTCGCCATTGCATAATTTACAGATATAGCAAGGTCTTTGGTCTGATCGTCATAGCCTTCCATGACAAGCATAGGCTGAGATGCAACGTGCAAGCTATGAATTAAATCAGCCTGTCTTTGAAAATGTGCAAGATTTAAATATGCAATATCAAGTAAAGGTGGTTTACTTACTAAATTTTCAGTTTTACCAGAATAAATAGTAACTAATGGTATTTCACCAAGAGAAAAATTACCAGATTCAGCTAATTTATAATCTTCTCCAGTTGTTCCCGTACTAAATTCACCCATATAGGAATTATCATCAACGTCATACATCGCATCAACTTGATCTTTTTTACGAAAAACTCTGTAATTTCCAGGTTCAATAACTCTTACCTGTTCAAATACTTTTTCGCCAAAGTCTCCATCAGGTAAAACAGCTTTTTCTGCAATCCTCGCCTGTATAAGATTTCCATAATTAGATTCTCTATCTAATCTCCAGCCCAAAAGATTCGTAGGATCCACTTCAATCCAGTAAGGTCTACGATTTTGCTGTCTTTCCTCTGCAAGACTTAATGCACCAGAAGGTGCTGGATAATCTACAAGAATATGACTTTGACCATAAGTTAATGAACACATAAGTATTCTTCTTGCGTATTCATCTAAATCTGAACCGCAGCCATCAACATCTGCCTTAAAAGTTTCAGTCCAGTATGGATCTCCTGTCAGAGTTATAGGTTTTCTTAATACAAGACCTGTAGCTGCTCTTATCAATCTTTGTGTAAAAGGAGAAAATACAGCACGATTTACTCTTGCCATATATGCTGTGTAATCTTCTCTTGGTTCTAATGGTAAAAATGCTTCGCTATTTTCTCTAAGATATTCTGTTCCTTCAGTAACAGCCTTCATTATTTCCCAACCTTTCATCATGTCGAGAACAGCCCTCGTGCGAGTAAAAGGACTGTCTATATCATTAATAGTTGTAGAGGTTTGTACCTTTGTTCTGTAGTCTCCAGGAATTGAATAAGTCATCAGTTAACACCTCCACCTTTTTAATGCTAATGCTTTTCTAGTTGGTCTGCCCTTACTATCTTTCATTGGTCCTTTTACCCCTTTCATACGAGCACAAAAAGATTTTCTTCTTGCTGCTCTTTTTCCTGTTGGGTTCTTTTCAGTAACAGGTGCTTGTAAATTACTTCCTGTGGCACGATTATATTTAGCTCTTCCTTTCGCAGTCAGTCCTCCCTTCTTAGACTTTTCGCCTCTACCAACGGATAAACTGACTCCTCTACGTTTAGCCATTATTTTCCTTTTTTCCTCATAGCTATTCTATGTGCTTCCATAAATGTTTTACCCTTTAACATCTCTTCCTTCATTATCGTCATGTGTTTTGCAGTATGAGTACCCTTCTTCTTGTGATTTGCTAAAGCAGTCTTTTGCCTATCTGTAAGTTGTTTTTTAACTTTCATTTCTTTTTCCTCTTTTTTTTCTTGGAACGTAACTTTTTAAGATCCGCAGCAGTAATCTTATCCCGTGGTGGGGCAACAGCAGCGAGTTTACGTTGCTTTGCTGAATAAGATTTCTTAGGCATTAGAGAGCAGAAGTGATAGCACCAGTTGTTATAAAACTTACTGATACTGTAGAAATTTCACCAACAGTAGAAGCAAGTGAAGTTCCTGTAATAATTCCGTTAAAACTTAGTTTTTTAGCTCCAGATGTATCTAAAAATAAGTTAAATGAAGCATCACCAGCATCTTCAGCAGTTAATACATCACTAATAATTTCAGCAGTATTGTCACCAGATGTTGCTGTATAGAGAAGATCAACTGTACCAGATCCAGAAATTAAACTACCTACAAAACTTCTTGATGTATCTCCATGAGCAGTAGTCTCTAATGTGTCCTTTGTAGTATCTAATGTCCACGCTGTTGTAGAAGCTATAGCTCCAACTGATCCAGTTCCGTTATCAAATGATACAGAGCCTTCTTCACCACGAAAAAATGCCATGATTTCAATAAAATTTTACTTATACGACTATCTTACCTTGAAACTGCGTTTTTCACAGTTATTTTTTCTTTTTAGTTGATTTTTTTGTAGTTTTTTTCTTCTTTCCTTTGCGTACAGAAGCTATGTAACCCTGACACCTTGCCATTGCATGAGATTTTGCCATTTTTAACTCCTTTTTTTACGTTTTTTACGTCTATGTTGATATGTTATCTTCTTACTGCTTGTTTTTTCACGTTTGAACCTAGCTTTTTCACTTGCTGACATTTCTCCTACAGTCTTAGGTGTCTTACTTGATACACGTTTTTTTGGTCTACAAGCAGGATAACCTCGCTTTTCACCTTTTGATCGACCACACGGTTTACCAGTTTTTACATCAACCCAATTTTCTTTGAACCAACGGGTAAGACCGCCACTACTTCTTGCCACGTTTTTTCTCCACTCGGTAAGTTCCACCACGCTTTTTGTACTCTCGTACTAGCCACGCATTAGCATAAGCACTTGGGTAAACCTTAAATTTACGCTTTGCCTCTGCTTTTACCCTAGAATATAACGCTTTATTTACAGGAACATTCACTTCTTTTCTTACCTCCCTTTTTCTTTTTCTTCTTCTTTTTCATACCTGTGTGATAAGGCATAATAAAAATTAGGTAACTCTTAGTATATTCTAAACGAAGTTTGGCCTAATGTCTCTGGCTTGGCAAGGTTAAACTGTTGTAAGCAAAGATAACCAAAAGCATCAAACGCATGGTCAACTCCCAAGTTCTTATTAGGTAATCCCGTATTAGGTGCATAAGTTAAGGTTCTAAGTGCCTTTATCAATTCTTTACAACGTGGGTGAATAAATGTTCTTCGATCTCCATTCGCATCATACAAAGCTGTATTTATTGAAGTGATCTTATCTCTGATTTTCCAGGGAGATCTTGGACTCATAACTGTAAATCCACTTCTTCTTAAAATATTGTGGTCTGTAACTCCGACTCCACTTGTTTTTCTTGCACTTCCAGTAGGGTCTGGACACGCAATTATTCTTCGATCTACTCCATATCTTCTTATAACTTCTTCCGCAAAATCCCAAGTTGTTGCTCCACCCGTCAACATGATTTCGTCAAACACATAAAGACAGTTATTATGCTTAACCGCACATATTCCTGCCATCGGATCCACGTTGAAATCTAAACCCAAAATTAAAGGTAACATCTGTAAATCTTGAACTTCACTACTAATGTTGTCATCGCCAAAACTAACAGCTACCAAACCAGTAAGATTTTCAAAACTTGCCTCAAATTCTTGCTTGAATGTTCTGTTATCTAGTTGAGCCTTCGCAGCCTCCACTTCCTCTGCTGGAACATTTCCCCCGTCTATCGTAGTAAAACTCCATCTTTTCCAATCTCCCGTGGAATCTTCTGGAACGTAACACCATAAATCGTAAAACCAGCTTGCCGTGCCATCGGGTGTTGATATAAATAGTGCCCAACCCTGTTTATCTGCCAGTGCTGGTCGAATAACTTGGAACCATACGTCAGAATCCATAAAAGCTGCCTCGTCTAGTACAACACCAGCTAAACTTCGGCCTCTTAATGTGGTTGCGTTTTCTGTTCCCTTTAGTTCAATTAACGAGCCATTGATTAGTTCGATCTTTAAGTCGGTTTCGTTTTTGCTTTTTACCCATGATGTAGGTACTAATTTTTTTAATTCCTTCCAGGCAATGTCTTTTGCCATGCGGTATGTAGGTGCACAATAAAAATATGTTTCGCCTGGTCGTTTAATCGCTGCATTTACGAGTTCAATACATGATAAATAGGATTTTCCAAATCTTCTGCCAGCCACCAGTACCCTAAATCTGTTTTTTGCATTGAACACCTCCCCCTGTGCCCATCTTAATGTTAAGTTTTCTCGTGTTTTTACACTCATGTAGTACAAAATAACCCTAATTTTAATTTATTTTGTAGTTTTTATCGACTAATTAGCTATTTTAAGGTTATTATTCAATTAATAACATAAGTTTCAGTCCGTGACAGAAGCAATCCTACAGAATTTTGACGATAGATCCGTTCCAAAAAAGAGAAATCCTGGGAGATCTCCTGATATGGTTATAGAACAAAGGAGACAAAGGTTGTATAAAAGACAACTGGAAGGTCTTACTACAAGACATTTGGTTTTAGAACATTCTTCCAGAGAGGGAGTATGTGTAAAGACTGCTTGGAATGATTGGAAAGAGGTAAGTAAATGGAATGATGAAGATTGGCAGAAAGATAGAGAAAATATGATAGCTAGACTTCAAGCTATGAGAGTTAGACTTTTTGATAAGGCTGTGAAGAAAGGCCAGTTTCAGACTGCTGCTCAAATATTGGATTCATTGGGTAAAGTAGTAGGGGAGAGTGTGGAGACTGTAAACATAAATGCTCCAGAACTAGCTATACGAATAGAAAATCAAAAAGATAGTTGACACTATTGTAGTATTGTACTATAATAAATAATGTAGAGAGAAATAATTTTTAGATTTATCAGAAGGTTCAGGGCTCTGTCACATATTTGTTACAGTTTTGCTACACCACCCCCACCCTCTGCCACCTATTGGAAGTTGGGGAACGGGTAGGAGATCGGGAACGGGAACACCCCACAACAATAATTTTTTTTATCTAAAATTTTTCTTACATCATTTTATTACTTTTTTCCCTGGAGAACTTTCACAATAGCAACCGCACCAATAGCTAATTAAAATTAGTAATTTACAAGACAACAAGAAAGAAAAGAAAAAACGCAAATAATAAAATCACATAGCAATAATTATTTTATGACATAAAAAAACTCTTCCTGGAATAGAAAGAGTTAATAATTTGTTTTTGATCTTGTTTAACTATCTTTAATTTTTAAAAATAGTTTTAGTTGTTTTTCTCCATTGTATAAACTTGTTTTACTTCCTGATAAAGAATAATTTTTTGGCATTGTTGCAAGCCATTTGATAAGTTCAGAATCCATAATTAATAATTAATTAGTAAATACTTCCTGGTAAAAGAATCCTTGAAGTGTAGTTGGTTATCTGTTGCATACATAAACATATAGTTGTCTATGTTATTTTTAAAATAAACAGATTTGGACTTAGCAATTTCAAAAGCTAGTCTTGGGTTGTCAAAAAATTTGTGATTGTACTTCATAATTAACTATTTTGTAAATAAGTAGAATATGAAGAAATAACAGAATCTATTTTTTCTGTTCTTTGTTGTAAGTCTTGTTTGATGTTGTTAGCAATACTAACAAAAGGTAGCAGAGTTAAAACAATCGCTGCTAGGTATAGTGAAAATAGTTTCATTTGTTTTTTTATTGGTAGGAACTTTTTTATGTTCCCTTACTATTAATTATAAACAATAAAAATTTACTATTGTACTACAATAGAAATACTTGTTACAATTATTAATAATTAATATCTATCTATTTATTTAATTATTATCTTCCTGGAATAGTTCAGAAAAATCTTTATTTAATATCATATTCAACATATCAAAAATAATTTCATATTGAGTTAATCTGATAATGTCAAATACATTCATATTACACTCATTAATATTTAATTCTCTTAATTCTTTTTGATAACCTCTATTAATATCATCAGATAACCAGGAAACTAAATTATAATTATAAATATCAACTTGACTTTCTACAATTTCATGTATGTTATCTTCTATTGTTTCAAAATCGTATTGATTAACAACAGAATCTAACAAATAAAAAATTGTATTGTATCTCCAATTATTAGGAGACTCTTCCTGGTGTAGTTCATAAATAAAAGATTGATAGATATTCTTTTTATCTTCTTTTAGTTGGATAATGTCACTACATGGATCAGTCTCAAAAGCATCTAAAAAATTAATAAGATGTTCTTTTTGTGTTGTTGTTGTTAATTTCATTTTTGTTTTTAAATTAGTTTATTTAATAGGAAGCAATAAAAAAAAAATCTTCCTTTGTTTTCTATTGTAGTACAAAAGAAGATTTATGTAAACTATAAATTAAAAAAGTTTTTTATTTTCTTTTTATTATAGGCATTATTAAATAATTAAGAACTGGATTAAATCCCTCTAAACTTTCAAAAGGATTTTTAATATCCCAGGTAGCAGTAATTACAAAAGGAGATTTTGAATGATTACCATTAAAAGTTATAGATTTTTCTTTAGATAATCTTTTTACCTGATTACAAAATTGTCCTATATAATCACAATTAAAGGAAAATTCACTCTTAAAATCATTTGTGAACTTATCAGGTATTAACTGTTCAATGTGTGGATAATTTCCCTCGATTTGTTGATAATGAATGGAAGATATAAAAATTTCTTCATTCATAAAAGTAATTAAATTATCAGTAATTAATACTTTAGTTGCGTTTTTAATCTGACTTTTAAAAACCGAACCAGGAATAGTTATATTTTTATTTAATTTAAATCCCAATTCATTATTAGGGAATTTAAAATAAAATAATCTATGCCCATCTGTTGATTCAATACTAATATTTTTATCATCAACTTTTAAATGAATACCAGTTAAAAGTTGTTTTGAATAATCCTTAGATACAAATTGACTAGCTATTCTTATTACTTCATAAGGTAGGCAACCAATTTTTGTTTCATTCTCATATATTGCATAGGGACTTGAAACTTGTTTTGTAGTAATTGTTTGAGACATTTTTTTTTTAGTAAGAAGTGAAATACTATTCTTCTTAATTTGTATTGTATAACATTAATAAATAACTTGCAACCAATAAATTTAATTATATATATGAAAATGAGAATTTTTTTATTTGCAAATTACGTTTTCTCATGTAATATAGTAGAGCACTTAGTTTTTTAGACTAACCAAAATGAAAATCACTGAAAATTCTCAGAAAAACGTCTTAATCATTGGATCAGGTTCAATGGGTTATGTCGATCAAAGAATCCACGATATGTGGATAGATAAGTTTAATCTTTTCTCTAAGGTTGAACATGAAAGTTCAATTAAAAAAGGTAAATACAAACCACTAATTAAATTAGAGGGAATTGATTGGTGTGGTACTCGCACTGTTTACAACTACCTAGTGAATGGCGTACATCAAAGCTTACCATTAGATGTTTTTAATGATTTAGGTCTGTACCTTTGGAATCATTTATTTAATCCTAATACTGGTAGAACACCAGTTCACTTATTCTTACGTCAAAACGATCCAGGTTTAGGCATTTGTATTCCACAAGATACAAGGGAAAATTTCTTTTCTTTTAGAGAAGAAAACGATCCACTAGAAAAAATTTATTTAGAGGGATTAGATAAATGAATTGGACTTCAAAAGAAAAATCTAAGTATTGGGATAAAGCATATAGAGAATACTCTCTTGAAAGTGGTTTATCTTTTAAACACTTAAGTAATTGGATTAAAATTAATCCTTTTGTAGCAGTAGCTATAGAAAATAGAGCTATTGAATTTTTAAACAAATCAAAGGAGCTATCCAGATGACCAACGTAAATATCATTATGAATGTAGATAATGATGCTTTCATGCACGATAATCTAGGTTCTGAGATTGCAAGAATTTTAAGAAATTATGCAAATGCTATTGAACCTGTAGTCGATCCAGATACTACCTGGGAACTTGAAACAAAATTAAGAGACATTAATGGTAATACCATAGGAAAAGTTACTTTAACTACTGGTAGCTATGGATAGAAAAGAAGCAATAGATTTAGCTTTAAATTTATTTCGTAAGGATTTAGATAAAAATGATGTAGTTAATACATTAATCAAATCTAACATTTCAGAATCAACCGCATACAGATACGCTAAAAAAGCATTAGATCAGTATGAATGGGAAGATGATAATAATGGAATCGAACCAAAAAGTTTAGAGTTAAATGCCCTACATACTATTTATAAATGTATGAAATGGGCTGAAACAAATAACGAACCAGAATTGGCTGTTAAATATGCCAACCTATATATCACTAACAAAAAGAGGTTAAAAAAGTGATAGATAATCCCGTACCAGATATTATTATGGCTGAAAAAGATGCCATATATATATCTGAACAGTTCCATGAACATTGTAGAGATACAGCTATTAATGAAATTGCAAAACCTGGTGATCTCGATCCAGGTTTTTATGATGATTTTATTGAATGGTATATAGATTTATGTAGTGAATCTGATGATGGTTATTCATTAGTAATAAATCCAAAAGAACTTATTGACGAATGGTGGGAAGAAAATTCTGATATGTATGACGACCCATCACCTTATCTTGATTACGAACCAACAGATCAGGAAATGATGAGTTCGTTTGGTAGTAAATGGCATGATGGATTATGACTAAACGATCCAATCCTATGTCTAACTTTAGTGTCCGTTTAGATATGGACACTTTAAATTTATTAGACAATAAAGCTAAAGAATTAGGTGTTAATAGAAATCATTTAATTAGATTATCTATTGCTAAATACTTAGATATAGAAGTTAAAACGAACCAGGATATTATGATTGATAAAGTTAAAGAGTATTTAGATAAAGGTTTTATTACAAGAGATATTTTTAAAAAAATTAAAGATGAATATAAATTTAGTAAAGCTACTATATATAAGTATATTCAAAAAGCTAAACAAGATTATTTACCAGATAAAAAAGTAAACACTAAAAAGGGTTTACTAGAAATATATAGAGATTGGTAAGTTTATACAACAGCTAATTCTTTTATCTGTTCCTTAAACTTCATACAACGTTCCATAAAACATATTTCGCTAGACCTCAGTTTTAAACTATCCAATAGTTTTAACTGCGGTTTTCCACTTCTTCGAGCTATACATACTAATGCCTGTTTACATTCAATTCCAGTAAGTTTTCTTAGTGCATAATTATACGCTCCAAGTTGGTGACAATAATTTAATAACATTTCATCTGATCTGACTTCCTTAGAAGTCTTCCAATCACATATTGTTAATTTTCCATCAATATCTATTAAAGCATCAGCAGTACCAGCAAATCCATAATCCTTATCATAAACACTAAATTCTATGCTATGAATGGCCGTTACACGTTCCAGTATGAATGATCGTAAACCTCTTGCGTAGCCTGACGCACTCCAGCTAACACGAGGTGCGGTTTCGGCTGCTTTCGATAATGCCCATTGTGTAACTTTTGTTGGGCAACGCTCCAGTTCATCTTTTCCTTCTCTCCAAATACCTCGCTTGTTTGCATTGTGTCTTGCAAGTTTCGCTCCAGTTTTGAGTAGATACTCTGCATGAGCATGAGCAAGCCTACCCCTTTCACAAGCCATATCCCTTTCATCTGCTGATCCTTTCCTTTCAATCCATCGTTCCAATGCATCTTTTTGTTCCTGGGGTGCGGTTTCTTTTAGTATATGAGTAACTGAATGATATATATTTTTCTTAGCATCTGTATATATACGATGTGGATATATAGTGCCAGAATCATCACGTTCCAATGACCATCTTCTTAAACCAGCTAACGCTCCATGTTTTTGTAATGAACCCATGAGTGGTTTATAGATATAATTTCCCATTCTTATAATACCTTAAATAAAGAGGAGGTCAATAGATGACCCCCATGAATGGCGATTTATTCTTCTTCTTTGAATGGATTACCGCCTGTCATTAATCTCTTAATGTTAAATCCATTGTCTTTTTGTTCCTGATAGGTAGCTTCTATTAAAGGGCTAGTTCCTTTTTTACGAGGTACTGCTCTCAAACTATATTCAGTTTTTAGTCCAGTTCCTTCTCTTGAAAGTACAAAATCCCATGCTAATAAATCAGCATAATCTTCCATTTGACTTATCTTGTCAAATTCTTTGATTATTCCTTTTTGTGTAGCAGAAAAAATTTCAACCTTTTGTGATTCGTGATTAAATACTGGAACTGCTATTGCAAATTTTGATGCTTCTGGTGCAGTACCATCTCTATTTAATCTACGGGTAAATTCATTACCCATTTCAATCTCAACATCATCTGATGATGGATTGTCTGCAAATCTGAATGGCTTTAATTTGCCATCTCCTGATTCGCCCCATACCTCCCAATATTCAAGAGGTTGATCGTCTAATAGTGCAAAACGAGCACTACCTCCACTTTCAAGTTTTGATGGGTTTAAGTAACCACCTGATTCTGTGGTAGCTACTGCTGATTGTGCTTTTTCTGTAAGAAATGCCATGTTAAAATGTGCTTGTAGGCTTTTGCCTTGTGCATTTCTATTGTAGTACATGGACAAGCTAATGTAAATAGACTACAATAAAAAAACCCCCAAAGTAGGAAGAACCTTGAGGGTTTGAACACATAAGTCCACAGTAAGTATTGTATCACATGAATCTGCAACAGTTTGTAAAGAAGTTACCAAAACATCTTGTTTACGCTCCTATATATCGCAAAGGAGTTGAAATAAAATCTAAGGAAGGAAAGATTTTAGAGTCAACAGGTAAAAATCCTTTTGGAGAATCTTATGAAAGACAATTTTCTCCTGATGATGTTACTTATGTACTAGATAAGTACCCTGATCGTTTTGGTGCTGTTGGACTATTTACTGGTATCAGAGGTAAGGGTCTAGTAATTCTTGATGTAGATAAAAATTTGGCGATCCATAAAAAGAAATGGGGAGATACTTTAGATGGTGCTCCCTGTATCACAAGTACAAAAAAGAATGCTGCTAAATATATATTTAAAGTTCCAGAAGAATTATGGTCTAGCGTTAAAGGTCGTATGCTTTCTGAGCAGACTTCTACTTGTTACGAAATACTTTTTAATAAAAGACAAGGATTAATTTTTGGTGCATATCCAGGTTCTACAACTTCATCAGAAGGTAATTATGGCTTTAAAGGAGATTTAGATAATATTCCTACCGCTCCAGATTGGTTGTTAGCTGAGATGAAATCTCTTAAAGCTAATGAAGGTAAAACTGGTTTCTTAAAAAATAGAAGTGGACTAAATCTTTCAGATAGAACTGAAGATGAAAGAGGACAAATAATTCAAGAGTGTTTAAGTGTTATTCCAACTAAAGGTGCTGGTAGTAGAGAGCATTGGTTACACGTTGGTATGTCTATCCATTCTGAATTACCAAATGATCTTGGATTAGAACTTTGGTCAGTATGGTCTAAAAGCGATCCTGATTACATTAACGAATGGGATAAGCATAATCCATGCGAAGCTGTTTGGAAGTCCTTTAAAGGCTCTGGAAGGGGCATAGGATCACTAATACATGATGCTGATGAAGTCGATCCAAAAAGGTTACGTTTTACTCCAGTAAGTTTAGATATTGTTCAGAAAGCTCAAAACGAGCTAATGGTCAGGACTAGACGAGTAAAAATGTCTTTCCAAGATGTGAAGAAAGAATATATGCGTATCTGTGAAGAGGTTGCCGATCCAGGAGAACAAGATTTTTTAATGCACCAGTTAGCTGTTGATAATGAGTTTAAAGATTTGGAAAGACTTGAAAGCTGTTTAATGAGTAGTGAAGCATTTGATTTGGGTAGTGAAGAAATGACTGCTTCTGAATTAGATGCTGAAGATTTATCTCGTAGTTATGTAATACCTGAAATACTACCTACCCCTGCTGTATTCCTACTTTATGGTGCTGGTGGAGATGGTAAATCAATGGCTGCGTGGGCATTAGCTAAACACATATCATTAGGTTTACCCTTTGAAGTTCAGAACAATATCGTTCCAATCAAAAAAGGTAAGGTTTTGATTCTTAATGCTGACCAGCCAAAAGTTCAGTTGCGTGAACAATTAAGAGAACAGGATTACAAAATGGATAACAATACTGTTGTTATTAATGGTTTTCAAATTAAACGTGAATATTATTTTGCTCAACTAATTAAAAAACACAAACCAACATTAGTTGTTATTGATTCACTAATTGGTTCTTCTGCTGGTAGAGCGTTTGATGAAAACAAAAGTTCTTTCGCATCTCCTTTATACAGACTCACCAATAATAATGGTCATAGTTTTCCTGCTACAACCATTCTTGTTATTCATCACGCTAATAAGCAAGGTGGGTTTAGAGGTACAAGTTCTATCAGAGATGCTGTAGATGAAACCTGGAAACTTAGCAAACCAGATAAAGAATTATCCGAACAGCTAGGAACTAATACAAGAATTATTAGAGTTGAAAAGAGTAGATTTAGTCGTATGGGTAGTTGCCTGTTACTAAAACAATTAAGTGATCTTAGCTTTGAATTGAAAGATTACAAACCAAAGGTAGAAAATTCTTCTCCTGCTTCCATAATTGATCGCATACTTGAAAAACTTAGAACTGTTTACCCAGAAACTAGATCCAGGATAGATCTTAATGCTGATCCATTAATAGGTGGTAATGTTACTGCTATTAGAAAATCGTTAGAAAGATTAGTTGATAGAGGATTAATTCAAATTTGGGAACAAAAACCTTCAGTAAATGGTGGTCGACCCACTAACTACTACAAAGCTATCCTCGTGCGGGGAGACAAAAAATCTGTCGCATTGAATGGAAAACCTAGTGATAACAACGATTTAACAATGCGACAGGTAAATAAAAAAGAAAGCTGTCACATTGGTACGGACAAAGCAATGCGACAGGAAGAGGAAAAAAATAAGTGTCGCATTGATAAACCCTTACCACAACAGCAATCTATTACCAATGCGACAGGTGATTTATATTCCCCCGTGCGAGAAAACAAAAAAGATGCGTGGAAAGCTTGGGAATGAGAGATACAAAAGTAATAATTTATTGCCATAAACGACAAAAAGACGCTCCATTAGCTTCAGTTCGTTACACAAAATATGACGATCTAAATAGAGTAATAGATGTTGACCAAATTGATTATGAGGATAGAAATTATTTTCATAGCGAGGTCTTACAGGCTATAACTTGCGGAGTAGATGTTTTAATTTACACTCATTTAGATGGAACGTCCTTGCAAAAGAAAATAGAAAAGTGGACATAATTTTATTATTGTAATACAATAACAGATATAAATTTATTGTCGCTACCCATGACACAACCAAAATATTCCGTATTTTACGGTATCAAGGAATTGCATCGCTTACATTCAGCATCAAGTCTTGCATTTGATACAGAAACATTACAGCTTCAACCAGAAAAAGGTAAGTTAAGATTACTTCAACTCGGTTCCTATACCTTACGAACCATAGTTGTAATTGACTGTTTTGAACTAACAGAAAATAACTGGAACTACTTACAAAGGTTCTTTACTAATGGAGCTAGATTTTGGCTCGCACATAACGCAGTTTTTGATCTTGGCTGGCTCCAAGAACATGATATTGATGTTCGAGGGAAGGTTAGATGTAGTATGTTAGCAAGCCGTCTACTTACTAATGGCATACCAAAAGCTCAACATGGTTTAGCTCATGTTGCAAAAAGATATTTAGATATTGATGTATCTAAAGAACAACAGTCTTCAAATTGGGCTGCTGATGTTTTGAGTAAGGCTCAACTTGAATATGCTGCTAAAGATATAGAAGTATTACTTGAGTTAGATCAAATACTAGATCATAAATTACAAAGTGATCAGCTTATGGAAGCCTACACCTTAGAGTGTTTAGCTTTACCAGCTATGGCTCAAATGTGGAGAACTGGTCTTCCCTGGAATCGCTCTGCACTTAAGCAAAGACGTATTGATTATGAAGATGATTTAAAAGAAATGTCTAAAGAGTTTTTGCGTGAACTTGATAATGCTTTACCAGAAACAGATAAGTTACCACGAGAATGTGATGGATCATTTAATCTTCGTGCGAAAGACGAAGGATCTATAAGATTAGGTACAAAAAAGTATGCTGGATTCAATATTAATAGCCCTAAACAATTATTAGAAAAGTTTACTTTAATACTCGGTACTCCACCTGTTGACGCTACTGGTAAACCTAGTGCGTCAAGACAGACATTAAAGGCTTTTGCTGCTGATTCTGAGATTATTCAAACTTATTTGGTTTGGAAGAAAACAGAAAAACGTAGACAAATGATTACCAGTATTTTGGATAAGCTTGATGACAAAGGTTATGTTAAAGCTTCTTATATGCAGCTAGGAGCAGATACAGGCCGTATGTCTAGTATTAAACCTAATAACCAACAGATACCTAGAGATTCTGAGTTCAGACAATGTGTAGAAGCTCCAGAAGGTTGGAAGATAGTTGATGCTGACTTTTCACAAATGGAATTACGTCTTGCTGCTGCATTAGCAAAAGATGAAAATATGATACAGGCTTTTATAAAAGGAGAAGATTTGCATGACTATACTGCTGAGAAAATGGGTTGTGATAGACAGATAGCTAAATCTGCTAATTTTGGTTTGCTTTACGGAGCAGGAGCAGAAGGTTTGCGTAACTACGCTGGTAGTAGTGGTGTTTTGATGACGCTCGAAGAAGCAAAAACAGTTCGTGATAACTGGTTGCGTACCTATAAAGGTGTCCACGCTTGGCAGAATAAAAATTATCAGATTGCAAAGAACTCTAATGGTAATGAATGGGCTGAAACTCGTATTCCTTTATCGAATATGCGTAGGTATCTTAAGGGCGATCTTAACAGAGTAACTGTTAGATGTAACACACCAATTCAAGGTGCAGGTGCTGCCATATTAAAATGCGCATTAGGAAACTTATGGATAGAAGTTAAAGAGTGTGGCGAAGATAAAGTAAAGATTGCAGCAGCAGTACATGATGAATTAATACTTTTAGTTAAAGAGCAGTTTGCAGACGCATGGGCTAAGAAACTAAAAGATATTATGGAAAATGCAGAATCAAAATGGTTAGGTAGAGTTCCTGCTGTTGCTGAAGTATCTGTAGGAAACACTTGGGAGGAAACACACTAATGAAACTTGATTTAACTAATAGGCAATTATCAAATTTACAATTTGCTTTGTGTCTTGCAATACATAAAACTGAAACAGATAAAAAAATGAATAAAAAAGTTCAAGAACGTTTGCTTCAAAATTATGTAGAAACATACGATGAATTAAATAAACAATATAAATGGCAAAAAATTAATTATTCTTGGAAAAAGGTTTTAGATTTATGACAACAGAACAAAAAATTGAAGCTGCTAAAAAGCGTATAGCAGAATTAAAAATGCTTATTTCAGAATGGACAAAACGTAATGGTTAAAATCTTAAATACTACAAAAGGCTGGTGTTATCAAAGTGATACTGAGGTAGCATACTATAAGACACTCCATGAAGTGATGGCTGCTGCTTATGCAAAAGAATTTAAGAGTTCAGGTAATTAAAGATCTATATGCTGAGATTACCAAGTCCAGAACAGGAGATTTATCAAGGGCTATAGATTTTTTAAAAAAAGCTAGAGAAGTACATAAAGGTAAATCGAGCCAAAGAAAACAGGCTAGAAAAAATTATGTGAAAAGGCAAGTTGATAAAGCCGATTTACCTTTTTGGTGGTAAAGTAGTACAAGAGAGACTTATTTAATGGCACTTAAACACGGAAACAAAAATTATTACCAAGTTCTCATAGATCCACATAGATCAAAACTTATAGAAAAAGCAGCAGAAAAAAAGGGTATAAAAGGTACAGCCTGGGTTAGAAAGGCTGCATACAGTCAGTTAGAACGTGAATTTTCTAGTGCGGAGTACAAAATAGCTGAAGCAAAAGATGAATTATTGTGGAGAGAGTCAGTACAAAGAAGAATAGATGGAAGAAAAGCTAATTCTGAAACTTAAAGTTTTATAACAGATGACATAATGATGGCACTTTGTTGCTATATTTTAAAGAAGTTCAAAATTATTATGTCTACTAAAAAACTTTACAAGATCAAAACAAAAAGTATTTTATACGAAGTGTTTGAAGTAGAAGCTGAATCTTATGATAAAGCTCTCGATAGTATCATGCCTACTATTTATGATGGCACTGACGATTATCCAGTAGATGTAGAAAGAGTAGGTTGGTGGTTCGATGGTATGGGTAAATCTATTTTAGATAAAGATGACGAACACAAAGGTTTGTTTGGCATACCAATAACCATAGAAGAATATGACAAAACTCCTGAGTGGCAAATAGTCAAGCCACAAGGTTGTTTCCCTGGAGACTTTAGAGAACCTACTGATGAAGAATGGGTAGCTGATGAAAAGCAAGCTATAGCAGATGGAAGAATAGTTAAGGAATCTGTAACCTTGAGATTCGCACA